TTCTAATTCAGTGGTAAATTGAATCATAGAGTCACTATCCAATGTAACAATGGTATTAATAACCCATCATTATATCGAATAGTATCGAGTTAGTTCCAAACACAGTGACTAACAACAAACACTGCACAGGAGTGAAGATTTAGATTTTACCCTAGATCTTGACCTTGTCTGTGACTTGTAATAGAAAACACAGTGTCTTCTACTAACAATCCCGTTTTCAATCGAGGATTAGCACGATTAAATGCCAACCGGATATCCAATAAGGATCTACCAAAACGCATTGTTTGCGCTTTAACCATTAATTGATACGGGTCAAACTCAACGATATTCCGAAGTTTTCGGGCAAATGATCTATGGGTAAAAACTTTATCCACAGAAGTCCTTGCTTGGAACTTCAGTTTCTCTAAATCTAAAACAGTAACAGTAGTTAACTGTCTGTTAAGATCAATAGTGTATCCTAGTGACTTATTCAACTCCTCAAAAGTACAAACTGATGAGTAAAGTGAATACACTAATGGATGATATCCAAATAGTGATTGACACTCGGACCATGTATGTTGAGTTGTAATGTAGTTTGAAAAATTCTTTTCAAAAGTATTATAATACTTAGAAAGATTATGACAAACTGTCATTACCATCCCATTCACAACCAGAGATGAAGTTCTACTGAATTCCTTCAATAGAGTTGCTTCATCAAATGGAATTATATATTCATTGAATCTGGATGCATGACCTAAGAAATTTCTTAGTAATTGCAAATCAGGATGTTTAGATGAAACACGGTGAACAAACCGTAGATCAGTAAACATTTGGGAATAGAAACGGATTTGAGATCTGGTATAACCAAATCTCTTAAGCAAATCTATCCCTAATTCAACAGAATTTATAAAGGATTTTGGCCCTCGATTTGTATAAACCAAAGATAAAATATCTTGGAATAACAAAGCAGGATTTAACCTGTTTGCGAGGAATCCTTTTAAAGGAATTGGTGAAACTTCGATTCCATTACGGAACCAACGTTTAGCAAATTCATAAGTATTAACACTTTCATGTGATTTACTTGGAGAACAATCAACTCCTAAGGAGTTAATTACCTCTTTATATTTGTGGGCAACAATATCGTTATAAATAACAATATCATCACCTAATAAAATATAATCTTTAAAAGGGTAACTATTACATTCATGTGCAGCAAACTGAACCACCAAATGGTGAGACAGAGTAAAAGCAGCCCATGAAGAGCGTGCACCCATTGGTTGACCTACTTTATAATAGAGTAGCTCACCCGTTGGTGCTAAAAATGGTTCTGCAACCATTAAATTCTTCCAAGCATTACCAATTTTTCGGTAAGGTCTAGGAGAAGCACGTTCGATTGCATTCAATAAATCTACTTGTAGGTCTATTGGAAAGCGATCTGTAGCAGCGCTAAGATCCAATGAATGGAACCGTTCAGATTCCTTCTTATCCAGAATAATGGGATCTTGAGTAAAAGTTCTATCCTGAGGGATAGTTTCTAAAACTTTGAATAAGTATTTAGATAACGGTTCAAAAGCAAGCTGAGATATATAATCAAAGATTGCAATAACCCGTTCTTTTAATTCAGGATCATGGATGATATGTAACTTTCTATTTCTAGAAGGTTGTTTTTCAATAATTTTTGTTTTCAAAAATAAATTGACAAACCATCTCATCCCATCAGAACCTAATAAAGTCGTAAGACCCCATAAGTTTCTACCCGTAAAATAACGAGTAGACTGGTGTGCATGTAAAATTGCAGGACCAGATGATGGACCAGATTTCAAATTTAAGAAGAAATCTCGTATACTAATTTTATTATCTTCATAAGGGAGACAGAAATCTTTAACAAATAATTCGATGAATTTATTTGGCAATGATCTAAACTCACCCTTAAAAGGATCAGTGATAGAGTTATAATTAACTTTACCTTCTGCTTTCATTGCACGGGAAATCCCGAGTAATGTCAGAATAAAACGTAATGATTGTGGATCCTCCGAATCTGCTAGCTCTTTCATAAAAAGAATAGAAGCTGGAAAACCATCACTGGTTACTCCAACCATGAGATCATTCACATAAAGTGGATGACCACACAGATAGCGAGTTACGGTTAAACGTATAATTTTAATACGTTTAATTGTATGAGAAATACCATTATTACGGATCCATAGTTGTATTAATTTCAACCATGTTCTTAGTAACATAGAGCGTTTCTCATCAGGAATGTTAGAGAACCACTTACTTGTTATCCATTCAAGGATAGTAAATAAGTTTTTATCTAGCATATTATATGTTTATATAATATCTTGATGAGGAATGCAGCGTTATGCTGCGATCATCTGTCAAAGGATATCAAGCCTTTGAGGATGTGACAACATGACAGGCACTCGGGTTTATAGAGTGACCATCAAGAACAATGGAATAAAA